TCAGAGAATGCACCTTGTGGGAATTCGTTTACAGATAAACGTGACATATTATTATATCTCCTTAGTTAGGGGTTAGCTGATGTTAGTAATGTTGCCGTGAGCACCAGGGTGGTACACACCGAGTGTCAATGCACAGTCAACGAATCCACGCTCACCGCCACCAAGATTTGGAAGACGAGTAGAACCCATTGGGATAAGTTCATGGATACCGTAGTACTCAGGGTTGACAAGATAGCCACGACCGTTTGCATCACCACGAGTAACAGCGGGCATACAATCAGGGTTAGCATTTACAATCGAAACAACACCGTGGTCGCTTTGATATAGGTCAACGCTAAGTTTGATTTCACCTGAACCACCTTCGTAGTTAACTGCACGTACACCAGCACCACCAACAGCAGCGTCAGTACGAGCGAAGTCACTTACAACACGGCGAAGTGCTGTATCAGCAACAAGCATCATGTTATCGGTAGAACCAGTAACAGTGAAGATTGATGTGATGATGTCGTTAAGACTTGTTTCTGTGAATGCAGCACCAGCTGTATAGATGCTACCAGCAGGAGTCTGGAAGGCAGCAGGAACGTTACCAGCAGCACCGTCAAGCCAGTCACCAAGACCACGAAGGCGGTTAGCTGTACCAGCACCATCTTCAGTAGCCTGGTCTTGTGTACCAGCAAGTGTAGCTTCAACGTCACGTTTTAGTTCACGGATAGCTTTAGCTTCTGCTTGAGCAATCTTAGCAGGACCAACGGAATCAACAGCCTCTTGGAGGTCGGATACCATGTAGTCACGGCGGAACTTTTGGATGCGGTTACCAAGGCGAGCACGACCAGCGAATTGGTCAGTGAATGCAGTTACGTCAGCACCTTCAGAGATACCAGCAGTACTTGGAGCACTTAGCGAATCAACAGTCCACTCCACGTTAGTAGCAGTAGCACGTTGTTTGTTAGCTGAAGAGAGAATAGGAGTCTCTTCAGGAGCAAGGATAGTCAAGACATCAGTCAAGTCTTCCCGATTGGAAACACCAGAACCAGTATTGGTGGTGTCGAATGTATTTGAGAATGACATTATAAGTTATTATTAATGAGTTATTGTTTAGCGGCGGTTAGCCATTTTAAGTTTTCTAAGGGCGGCGAAATCGTTTGCACTACCAGTCTTTTTAAAACGAGCTTCCAGTTCCTTTAGTGCTTTAGCATTTCTGCCTTGGCTCTGTTCGGATTGTGCAGCGGATGGAGTTCCTGTACGTGGAGGATTAAGTGCGGGTGTCTTACCACTAGCTACAGCCTTACGACCGTAGATACTGTTAGTAGCATGAGCGAACCAGTAATCAAGTTGAGCAGCTACATCAGGTGCTTCACGTTTGAAGATGTCTTTAATCTTCTTCATTCGTTCATCACCTATAGTTGATTCGTATTGTTTTCGGATACTGCTGTCCTCGTCACCCATCCAATTAAGTTCTTTCTTAGCACGTTTAGAAAAAGCCTCAGTTAATTTAGCTCCCTCTTCTTGTGCCTTTACTCGATTTAATTGGTCAGGTAAAAATGTCTTCTGTGATTTACGAGCGTTAATTAACGCCTTCCTCACATCGGACTTAGTCCAATCGTTTCCTTCTACTTCCGTAACAACATCATCAGCTGCGTAATCATCACTTTCAAAAAGAAGATTCTCAGCCCATTCAACAATTCCATCAATCTCCTCAGCCTTTGTTTGTAATTCGTCAATACTATTGAGATTACTAAAAGGATTGTTTTCGACTGGTTTCTTTGCTTTAAGCGGATTATCACCCTCTTGTAGCTTTGCTTCTAACTGTTTGATTTGTGCTTCGGCAGCTTTACGTTTAGCAGTCAATTCACCGAATCGAGCTACTGCACGGCTACCTAGCTTATCAGATAGTTCACGCAAATCCTCCTCGGACATTTCGTCCAGGTCCAACTGTGAAAGAACATCTTCGGATTCAGTTTCCTCAGTTTCAGTAACCTCATCGGTTTCTTCTACCTCAGTCTCTGGCTCTGCTTCATCTCCCTGGGATTCTTCCTGACGCTCTTCAGCTTCTGGTTTCATCTCACCGAGTCTCCGCATTGCGAAATCCGTGACGGATATATTAGTATTTTCCGCTGTGTTTTCTACTGGTTCAGCGTCTCCAGTTTCAATTTCGTCTGTCATAATTTATCCACTCATTAACGGCGAGCGATGCCGATAAGCGGATTATAACATAGGGTGTTACATATAATCCGTGTAAACCTTTTTTAACTTATCGAAACCAGCCATCTGTATGATTTGGTCATACGTAATAATCCGTCCTGATACTTGTTGTATCTGTTCAGTAGGGGACTCATGCAATTCCTGTATGGTCTCCTCACGTAGTTCGTGAATCATTTTGATGAAGCGAGCGAATGACTCGTAGTCATGTAGCTTTTCTATATCGTCTTGGATGTTCATTATAGTCCTTGGGTTTGTACATTACCCATAGATGCGGGTGCTGTACCTACTCTACCAATCTGAGCGTTCTGTGCTTGTTGCATCTGGAATGTGTACTGCCCCATGTACTTCTCAATACGTGCAGCGAATGCTTGGTCCTGCTGTGCACGAGCACTAACATCGGGTTGCTGTAAGTACTCCTGAATAACTTGCATTGCAATCTGTGCTCCTGAAGGACGAGCTGGCATTTCAATACCAGCAAAGATTTTAGCTAGGTCATCAGTCACATCCTTAACAATCTGTTGCTGTGCATCCTCAACAGGCTGGAGAATTGCATCAGCCATAACAGGGTCAATAGACGCAGCGGCAACGTCCAGAAGAGCGTCAACATTAAGTCTACCATTTGCATTGAGTTGGTTAAGTTGTACGAACTGTTGTAGTTTCTTTTCAACAGTATCTGGGTCGCTGTTCTGAACATCGAAGTTAATCATAATATCGAAGTTCTCATCTGGGTTCCCCTTGTTTAGTACTTGCGGGTCAGGGATTCCAGTTACACGGAAGAATACTTCATCAGGTCCGAAACGCTGGAAGCATTTGAATGCCATGCGAATAACCTCAGCAGTATGACTAAGGAACTTATCAACAAGGAACTGCTTGCGTGTCTGGCTAATCTGTGATGATTCATCAAGACCAACAAGGCGGTCAGCTAATTCTAGTAATGTTTTCTCCATTTCTACTGAGCCAGTAGGTGCAGGAGGAGTAGGAGCGAAGTCCAAGTCACCCTTACGGCGATACGGAATCATTCGACCTGGACCCCAGTCCGTTGGTGCTTGACCAACTGGATGAAGAATCGGGGGTAAAGTAGCTAGGCTATTGCGGTCAACACGTGAGTCACGCTCAACCTTTACTTGATTCTGAATACCACGAAGTACTGAGGGAATAGTCATGGTGTCGTAAAGACGTTTGCTATCCTCTGATAACTTAGTTACAACAACAGGATAATCCTCGTATCCGTTTAGTAATTCAAACTTGGCGTAGCCAGGTGCTAGTTCGTTACCATCGAAGTCCCTGTGGAATACTGTGCAGTAAATACCTTCAGCACCATCCTCTTGGTCAATAAGGCGTTGGTATCCATAACAGATTTCAATTAGCTCCTCAGCTTCGTAAGCACTGTCAGTAAGGCTTATGCTACGGCGACCCTCCTGCTCTCGTTCTATACCATCAATATTAACTCCACGGAATTTTTCAATTACGTAATTAACGAAGTCCTCGTCCCATCCATCGGTGACGACCTTGTTCTCTAGTTCTTGCGGTGTATAGTACGTTCGCCAAAAGCAGTAAGGTGCTCTCTGAGGGTCGGTAACATAAGGGGGGAAGAAGAAGTCACCATCAGGTGCTAGTGTCTTGACATCGGGTGCGTTGACCTGACGGCGTACAACTGGTAGTTCAGCGAATGCTCCCTTCCGTAAATCCTTGAGTGCTTTCTTTGCTCTCTTTTCAGTAACACCTTCAAAGGTATTCTGAAGTAAAAGTACTAGCTCTTCATCAGCCAGCTCAGAATTAATAGCATCAAATACCTCTGGGCTTATCTGTGCAATCTGATTTAAATCCAGTTCCTGTAGGAATCGGCGGTCCTCACGTTGCCATCCAACGTAAGTAATAATAATACCACGCTCCAGCATATAGTTAGCTGCTAGTTCCATCTCACGGTAAAAACGAGGGATATAGCCTGATGTTACCATCCACTTCAGGAATCCTGATACAATACGACTACGTGCTACGTCACTTGCCTCAACTGGGAATGCCTTAACGTTGGCTCGCTTGAGCGATGCCATGAACAATGATACTAGTCTAGTAATGCGTTCATCAATAACATGGCACTCCATGTCGCTTGCTCCATCCCAAGGGAATGCGTCAGCACCGTGCTTGCGGTGG